ACAACCTTTGAATTAATTAAGCATCATGCTGCCTTGGAAAGCAGTCTTCCTTTACTTACTCCTGAATCCCAGGAGTTGGTCAAAGCTGAGATGGAGCTTTGTGCTGCCTTCAAAGCCAAAAAGCTTGATCAAATTTATTACGCATGGGTTAACAATGAAGATGCCATTGAACGTGCCAAGAAAGAAGAAGAGTTACTAAAGACGCAACGTAAGCATCACGAAGCTCAAGTTAACCAAATCAAAAGCTTGCTGAAATATCTGCGTAACTACGTACCAATGGACGGTAGTACGCTCCAGGGAGAAAACTATCAGTTTACGTTTAGTAGGCTGAAAGATCTTAGCGTAGAAATTAATTCAGATATTGAGGACTGGACCCAGCAGGAACGTGAGAAATATTGTATTGTACAAACAGTTACTACCACCAAACACACTGTAGTAACATCCTTGACGGGCGAAGTGCTTGATGAAAGCACTAAACCTACAACAAAAACTGAAACCATACCCAATGTCGATGCAATCCGTGCAGCTTATGAAAAGGGAGAGCAACTTCCCACAGGTGTCAAAGTCCAACAAAACTATGCAATCAGGCGCAAGCGACTACTCAACAAACCAGTGGACGCACTTTCACCCAGCCATTCAACAGAGCTTCTATCAGAACTTGCAAGTGCCACAGGGTCTTGATGACGCTCGTGTCCGTATGCAATGCCATAACCAGGCAGTGTCTGACTTTGATCTGCAGCTTCAAATGGTAGATCTTGAACTAAAGATGTGCACGGATGAAGAAGGTGTGTTGCCGTACCAGGAAAAAAAAGTTGAAGAGCTTGAAGAACGCAAGCTGAAGTTGCTTGGTGGCAAACGGTTTCATGCCAATGCAAGCAGTTGCTATTGGTACTATTTAGCCAGGGAGAAAAACTAAGGCATGTAGGATGGTGTTAACGCCAGGAGTATCATGACTAACGACGAAAATTTAATTAGGTTGTTAGCTGCGTTTACGCAAGATGGTACCCCATTGCCTGCATTAATTGGTAACAAGTTAGAAGGTCAGGTCACAATTCTAGTGGCTGGCCTTCTTGCTAACGCTAATGTATGCTCTGAGCTTGATGCTACGGAGATTGTAGATGCGGCAATTAACTATGCCAATGTTATACAAGAAAGATTAGGGCATTATCAAAACACCCAAATCAATTCTTTGGAAAGACTGCTTGACCAATAAATCTGGTATCCTATTAGAAACCCATTCACATCCATTAATGGAAACAATTGCTAAGCCGTCAATTACGGTTTCATTTCAAATTGATATTGACCTTGAGTTTGATTCATTCAAAGGTAAAACACCCGAAGAGTTTGCTCAAAATGTAGAAGATGATGCAATTGATGCATTACTTGAGCTGCGCCCCGAAGTGCTGGGTGTTTTTACTACAATCAATAACGTTGAAACCCACGGCTGCTAATGGAAACACAGTACTTAGAGAACTGGGACACCAAAGCTGAACAGCAGAAGGCTGACTTCATGGAGCACATGTATCGTTGCTCAGGGCGCACCAACGGGCTTTATACAGGCCTATGGCAAGCATTCTGTCTGCAAGAAGCTGGGCAGCATTGTCGTAACCTTTACTTTGAGCAGCTGCAAGCATTAAAAAAATATCTGGATTACCAAGCAAAAGCTTGATCCTTCTACTTGCCCGCCGTAAGGTGGGCTTGTTAGTACCAGGCTTATCAATGACTGACTACAAAAATCATCTTGATCTTAATGAATGGTACAAAAACCATTCAATTTTTGACATGGAGGAAACTACACCAATGACCAAAGACAAGCATGAAGGTCTTCATGACACCACTAAGTTCACACACGATTTCAAAAAGGTTCTTGGACCAGAGGAATCTAGTGTTAAACAAATCAATTACAATCACATTAAAGATCAAGTACGTGAGATTATTGCTACGTATCTAACCAGTGACTGGGCAGAGGGTGATGACCTGTCTCCTGTTGAAGTTTTTAATGCAATAAAAGAAGGTGTAATGGAAGAAGCACATTGGTATGACAAACATAAAAACCGTTGCAATGATTTGTGCAGCTTATTGTTTGGACATAGGCCAATCAACTTAGGATAATAAAATTGTTCCCGATCGATCAAGTAATCGGATTTTTTCCGATTTTGTATTATTTTTTGACAGATCGGGAATAAAATAAAAAAATTTGCTAAGTGTGTAGGGGATTAGAATAGAAAAATAAACTGAAATAAACGTGGCAGACATTACAATTCAACGTGTAGTTAATGCCCAAGGACATCCTGTTGAAATAAAAGCGGGTAACGCTGCAGCAGATGCCTTTGGGCGACTACGTGTTTCTGAACCTTTTACACTATTTGATTCTTCTTTTCGTTATGGTGATAACGGTAAGTGGAATACTTTGGTAGCAGGTAGCGGAACATCTACATTTAATCAGTACCAAGGTCTTATCCAGCTTGGTGTAACCACAGCATCAGGCGATAAAGTTTACAGAGAAACAACTAAAGTTTTTCCTTATCAACCTGGGAAGTCTTTGCTTGTCATGAACACATTTGTCATGGCACCAAAGCAGAAAAACCAAAGACAAAGGATTGGATATTTTTCTGGTGACAATGGTATCTTTGTTGAACAAAACGAAAACGGTGAACCTGAATTTGTTCTTCGTTCAATTGTAAATACTTTTGAAATTGCTACACCAGTAACAACTTCAATTATTGTTCCGGCTAATTGGAATGCGTTTAGCACAGCAAGTGAAGTAGAAATAAATGATGGTATTACAGTTACATTATTAAATGGTGCAACATGGTTTATGGGTACGACAGTACCGGAATCATATATAGACACAAAAGTAAAGCAAAGTAACTGGGGTTATGACAAGTTAAATGGCAAAGGTAAATCAACGTATACTTTAGACCTAACTAAAGTACAAATCTTCTGGGCTGACTTTGAATGGCTTGGTGCTGGCACTGCACGAGTAGGGTTTGTAATCAATGGTAAATTTATTCATTGCCATTCATTTCATCATGCAAATAAAATTGATAGCACTTATATAACAACAGCATCACTGCCTTGCCGTTACGAAATTGAAAACTTAGATACAACAACAACCAGTGGAATTCTTAAGCAAATCTGTTCAACCGTTTTATCTGAGGGAGGATATGAATTAAGGGGAGAAGCACATTCTGTTGGCACATCTATTGGCAGTCCATATGATTTAACAAGCACAGGAGCAAAATATCCAGTAGTTTCGATTCGTTTAAAATCTGGTGAATTAGATAATGTTGCAATTCCTGTAGGCATTAATTTGCTTGGCTTGACAAATAATGCAAACTACAAATGGTCATTGATTAAAAATGGGACAACCTCGGGAGGAACTTGGACTGATGTGGGATCTGGTTCATCTGTTCAATATAATTTGAGTGGTAGTTCCTTTAGTGGTGGCACTATTCTTACTGAAGGCTATATTGCGGCTTCTCAACAAGGTACAGTTGCTACTGCTGTGTCTAGGGGGGATCTATTTAAATTTCAACTAGAACGTGATTCGTTTACATCAACACCATATGAATTTACTGTTGTGTTAGCAACTGACAGTGCAGGTGCAGATATTGTAACTGCAGTTGATTGGGAAGAAATTTGATAAAATAAAAACATTAACAATGTAACTATGTACACTCCTGCACCAGGCATGCAACCCGCTGATGTTGCCTCAAGGCAACCTGAAGAAGCTGCAAGTAAACCCAAGGCATCATCAAAACAAAAACCTAAAACAAATCTTGATCAGTTCATTCGTGAGTTAACTGGTCTTGCTTCGTACATGAATGAGCTGCGGATGCAAGCACATTTAATTCATTTCAATTACGAAGCTGGTAATTTTCTTGGGGTGCATAAATTCCTTAAGAAACAATATCTTGCCCATGAAGAACATTTTGATCGTATCGGTGAACTAATCCGCTCCATGGATTACTTTCTTCCTATGTGTTCAGAAGGCATGCGTGAAGCATGTCCTTCGTTTAAACATGTGAAAAAGTACCAGGCAAAAGATATGTTGCTTACATATTTAAGTAATCTGGAAGATCTTGGTATGGCAACTAAAAAGACTGAGGCTGCTGCTGCCAAGATCAAAGCTATTGACGTTCAGAACTATCTCAGTGAGTTGTGTGAACACGCATTTAAATCTGCTTGGTTTGTAAAATCTTTAATGCGGGGATCCTAGACCCATTGCAACCACTGAGTTCCTGCGCTATTGTGTGCCTGTTGTTTATTACGGTCAGGCGTCCCAGTCAGCAGCTGGGTGATCAAGTCAGGTAAGGTGCGCGAGCCTCTGACGCTTCTGCTACTACTGAGCCAGGGTGTAAGCCCTGGTTTTTTTTTGTGTCAAGTACAATGAACAATCCTATGGCAGTTGGCACATAAAACTTGGCATTTCTTAATCTCTTTCTCTATGGTATTCCAGCCGTAGCCATGGGCAACTAACCTAGATATGCTTTCTTTTTTGTCATCGTTGTGGTGATGAAACTCCAAGGCTCTGTGATCATTCCAACCACACTGTTGACAGCTAAGGTTTTGTTTGTATTGAAGGAACTGTTCCCGTAATTGCTTGCGACGTTTAATGTTCTTGTTCACGCAAGAAGAACTATCTTGTTTGATTATATACAAAAATCCCGGTAGTTAACCGGGAAATGTATCCGTAACCACTCCAGGAACTCTTTGTTCAAGGAAGGGATTTCGACTATTATCCCTAGAGCTTTATTGCTCCGGTGTCAGCATATCATGACATTGGAGAATTGCCGTCAAATTTGATGTGATCCAACAAGCTACCTGTGGGTTTGAATTGATTAGCCGCAAATTTTTCTACGGTTTGCTCCAGGGCTTCAATCGTTTCAAGCCGAGAGACGCAGTCAACTAATGCACTGAGGGTAACGGGGTGCTCAACACGGGAACCAAACGCTACAGCCTCACGTAAATGTGCTGCAGCGGCATTGATTGATTCCTTGACAGAACTGCTAAGAGCCATAAGATAACCAAGTAGTCAATTTACTTTACATCAAACATGCACGAATAACCATCACACTTGATAGGTTGGTTATCACGAAACTCAATTAGTTTTTCCCGTACAAACTCTAGGTCTTCAGAAGACAATGTAGGTGCCGTACCAAGGAAGAATACTTTGTTAAGAACTTCCATTGCGCGTGGATAATTTTTGGCATTGCCTAGGTGTTTATAAGCAGGATGTAACAATAAATTACCGGCGAAATAGTTTCGGGTTTGAATGCCCGATTGTTCCAGGTGTTGCTGAAGACTATGTTTAATTTTACTGTTGTTACATATGATTGGTACACCAAACCAACTAGTCATAGCAGAGTCAGCTTCTTCGATAACGCGCACATCAATAGGATAATCATCAAAGCAACGCTGGATATAACCATAATTTGCACGACGTAATTCATGTATATCATCAAATTTTTTCAGTTGTACTTGACCAATAGCACCTTGAAGGTCCAGTGGTTTCAAGTTGTAACCAATCTGACTAAAAACGTATTTGTGATCTACAACACCATCATAGCCATCAAGCCATTTATCAAAACGTTTACCACACGTACCATTCATCAATGTGTTACAAGATCCTACGCAATAACAATCGCGTCCCCACCAGGCAAACTGCCTAGCAATGTCAACAACTTCTTCAATGTTTGATGACACCATCCCGCCCTCTAGGGTGGTGATGTGATGTGCAGGATAAAAAGATGTGGAAGAAGCTACTGAATATTCAGTAAGAAATTTATTTTTCCATTGAGATCCAAGTGAATCACAATTATCTGAAATAAGTTCCAGGTCATATTCTAAACAAATATTTAAAAGCTTATCAAAATTGCAAGGATTGCCAAGAACAGGGCTACTGAATACCGCAACGGTACGGGCATTGATACTTTGGGCAACTTGATCCAAGTCCCAGTTAAGATCAATCCAATTGATGTCAACAAAACGAGGGACCAAACCATTTTGAATAATGGGGTTTACGGTTGTGGGAAACCCTACCACACTCACAATGATTTCATCGCCGTCCTTCCAGCCGAAATATTTCTTAAGAGCAGCGATCATTACAAGGTTAGCGCTGCTACCACTATTAACCATTAACGATTTTTTAAACTTAAACTTATCAGAAAACTGACGCTCAAACTTGGCTACTTCTTTACCTGCTGGATACCACTCCCCTTCTGTCAGGGTGTTAATAGCTGCTTGAATTTCGGTACCATCAAAATACGGTCCGGAGTACAAAACTTTTGAGCGTGACATAAGTCTTCGATGCCTTCTTCTATATTAACCACAGGTTTAAAGCCAAGGCTACTAAGACGATCTACATTTAAATACGTACTGATTGCCTGGGTGTAAGTGCAAGGTGGGTCGATGGTGTCGATTTTGGACGGTGATTTTAGATGCCACTTGGCTTTTGTCAATAGCTTGTGCAATGATTCTTTTTTGCCTGTACCAATGTTGTAGATTGTATTAAATTTTCCTGTATTAACAATGTATTTAATGCCACGACAAACATCAAACATATGAATGTAATCACGAGCAACACCACGAAATACATTAATATTTTTGTGTTCTTTTATATCGTTAATAAATTTGTGTAATGCATTACGTTTTTTGTTGCCTGTATCTGGTCCGCCATAAACATTACCTAGCCTTAAAATGCGCCATTTGATATCAAAAGTATTGCAATAATCAATAACTAAATTCTCGGCAGCAAGCTTTGTGATTGGATAAAAACCTTGGGGTTGGCACCAGGCCTCTTCAGTGCATTCATCATGGTGTTTGCCATAAACAAACCAACTGCTTATAAAATTAAATTCATTAACACTAGCTTTACGACACGCTTCTAATCTCTTGGTTAGTTCCAGGAGATTTGTTTTGATATCTATGGTTGGATCTAAGTATATATTGTGATTATCAGTAGTGCTAATTAAGTAAAGAACTCTGTCTGTTTTGGGTGGCAAGGTGTTTCTATTGATCACCCAACCACCATAAAGACCTTGAAAGTAGCTGCCAATCAGACCACTACCACCGTAAATACTTAAGTCCACTTTTGGCTCTCTGCCCTGACTGGATCATAGGGCCAATAGTCGATAGTGCCACCAATATTAAATGGAGATTTAAAACGTTCTGCACCAGGGGCGCCTCCCCATTTTTTCATGTAGTACTTAAGGTTGTTTGGAAACGTAACAGAGTTGCGTTTTTTGAATTCGTTACGACTATGCAAAGTACTGCTTACTTTGTGATCAAAAGCTAACGGAAACATTTCCCATTCAAGTCCAACAAGACTCATACGATAACGGTGGTCATCATCTTCGTAATATGCAGGAAAGAAATTTTCATCCATCATTCCGACTGCACGGATTAACTCAGGGTTAAATACCATGGCTGAATAGCCGTTTTGCGTTGGATCACAAAGCATTGCTTTGAATGGTTGCTCCAGGTGTTGCGCTAATTTAAATAATTCACCTGGGGCAGGATGCCAGTCGCACGAAAGAATAATCCAATAAGGTTTGTCGGTATTCTGTTTAACAATCTGGTTTACAGATCCAGAAAAACCAACGTTCTTGTGGTTGTTAATAACAACAATTTCTTTGACGATATCCGTTTTGGTTCCTTGCATACTACGTATGATCCTGCGTACTTCGGGGAATTTACCTTCGGAGTTATCAATAATAAAGTAACGGTTGACTGGATAATCAATTGAATCAAATTGTTTGCGCAAATCTTCGGCTCCGTTTAGGACCATGGTGCCGATCATTTCCAAAGGTTTGTTCATGTCAAAAAGGAAGTGTCAATCGAATAAGTGTCACATCAATAGCTGATACCAGCAGGAAAGATATCAGTATCAACCCCAAAAGCATATCAGCTTTCATTTAAGTTCTGGTATAGAATAAAACCAATATACACAACTTCTAATGGTTGTCGCTAAAGACTCTGAAACAGTCCTAGATATTTACCAGCGCGATCCAGAGCTATTCAATCAACTTAATCAGAAGCCTGCACGGATCACACTCAACGGTAAGAGGCACTATAATACTCCGTTTTATACTGGTCCAGCAGCTAGTGTTACCACCATAATTTCTGAAACAGCATCTGAGGCAAACAAGAAAAAGCTTGAGATGTGGTCCAAAAACAATCCAGGAGTTAAAGAGCAAGCTGCTGAGAGGGGTACCGCAATCCATGGCTGTATGGAGCATTACCTAAAAAAAGAAGAGTTTGAGGTGCCAGAAGACTATATGAACTTCTGGGATGGCATGCCTAAAATCTTGGATCAGTTCCAAGAGGTGATCTGGGCTGAAACTCCTCTGCTCGACAAACATAAATTTGCTTTATCAGCGGATGGTGTAGGTAGGGTGTGGGGTCGTGATCATGAAGATAGGCCATGGGTTGGTAGTCCTGACATCATTGGTGTTGCAAATAACAAGCTTACACTTGCTGACTTGAAGACCAGTGTCAAACCTTATAGCAGGTGGTGGCCCAAGAATTTGGAGAAAGGTAGTACACAATGGCGAGATCTGCTTTCAGGTAATATGAAGTTTAAAAAGGCTTGTCTCCAGATGGGGGCATACGACTTGGGTATCCAACAAACATTGGGTATGAAAGTGCAACAAGCTGCTGTAATTGTTTCGACTCCAGCAAAAACACAACTATTTAAGGTATCGCGTTGTGCATTGGACGCATATAATGAGAAGTGGTTGAAAGTAGTAGAGCAGTACTACGAACAGATCGCCAATTGTGTGGTGTATGACCCTGACTTGGTATAATAGTATTAAATGTAAAAAAAAAATGGCTGTTAATCCTGAAGATATGCCCAAAACAATTAGGGCTAGGGTACAAAAAGAAATAGAAGACAGGGTTTTTGGTAGACCAAAACCAAAACTTGTTCCACTTTTTAGCGAAGATGATGAAGAAAATGAAAAAACAAAATTAAAAGCTTTTCAAGATTTGTTAAATAATTTAAAAACTCTTAACAATTAAACGTTAATATGATGCCCTGGATCCGTGCTTTTATATCTGACTGTATTAATGCTGTTGTCAAGTGGATCAAACGTGTTTGGTTTGAATCCAAGCTGAAAGCACGTCTAACAATGATTGAATGGCAACATAAAATTGAATTTGAAAAAGAATTGGAAGACAACTTTAAACCCATCTATAGTGAGGAGCCGCACCAGGAGCCTGGGACTGAGGCTGCAAAACTAGGTGGTCCAATGAGACTCACTGCGAAATGGGTAAAGGAAAACAAAAGCTAAATTTAGCAAATCCTTAGTCGAATCTTGGCTAGGGTTTCGTAGGATAAAAGAAACAACCGAAGATGTCCCCATGGAAATCACCGTGCATGAGGGGCAGTGGATTGCGTCAATAGAGCAGTTGATGGAGACTGCAACTAGAGACGACATCTTTTTGCTGCCATCAATTATTCATCTTCACGCGTTTGAGGAAGTTAACAAAGAATTCTTTCCAGACAAAACCTTTCGAGCTAAACTGAACTTTTAATTCAAGATGATGAGCCAAAATTCACTCTCCCTTCGTCCTGGTGAAATTCGTCTTGATCTTCTCAATATCGATTGGCCG